CTGTACCTAGACGAACAAATTCAAACTGCTAAAGAAGTAGTATTTAGCTTTGATGCAGTTAAACAATTTGAGCAAGCTAGTGGTAAAATTTTTAATCCTAATAGTGTAATGCAGCTTCGTGAGATATTATTTGACTACTTGGGCTTAGAGCCTACCGGCAAGAAAACTGGCACTGGTGCAATTTCAACCGATGCAGAGGTATTGGCACAGCTAGCTGAAGAACATGAATTACCAGGCGCTATTCTTAAGGTTCGACAGTTGAGTAAAATTCAAAATACTTATATTCAAAAAATCCTACCGGAATTAGACAAAGATGGGCGAATTCGTACAAATTTTAATCTTATTTTTACCACTAGTGGCAGGTTGTCTAGTAGTGGCAAATTCAACGCTCAGCAAATTCCACGAGACAATCCAATTATTAAAGGATGTATCCGTGCTCCAGCAGGGTATAAAATAGTCTCACAAGACTTAGCTACAGCCGAGATGTATTATGCTGCTGTACTCAGCGGTGATAAAAACTTACAACAAGTATTTTCTAGTGGCGGCGACTTTCACAGTACAATTGCTAAAATGGTATTTAATTTGCCGTGTCCAGTAGAGCTGGTTAAAAAAGAGTACGGCAGTATGCGGCAAAGTGCTAAAGCAATTAGTTTCGGTATCTTATACGGTAGTGGAGCTAATAAAGTTTCACAAACTGTAAGCAAAGCAACTGGTGAAGTATATCCAGTAGAGCAAGCTCGTGAAGATATTAAGGCGTACTTTGGCAAATTTAGCAGACTAAAACACTGGCTAGACGAGCGTAAGAGCTTTATTGAACAAAATGGATATACATATAGTTTTTTTGGTAGAAAACGCAGACTTCCTAATGTTTTTTCAAGCGATAAGGGAATTGCTGCACATGAAGTACGTAGTGGTATTAATGCTGAAGTTCAGTCTCTAGCCAGTGACGTTAACTTATTGGGCGCTATGCGAACTGCTAGACATATTGTACAGGAAGGTTTAGACGCAAAGATCTTTATGCTTGTACACGATTCTATTGTAGCCCTCGTAAAAGACCAACACGTTGAAGACTATTGTAAACTATTAAAACTAAATACTCAGCATGACCATGGCTGTAGTATTCCGGGTACGCCTATTGGTGTTGACCAAGACATTGGCGACGACTACAGTTTTGGCGATTTTGAGGTGCAGTATGAACTTACTGGAGATAAACTGGCCCGTGTTTAGGCTTGGTGAGCATAAGCCTGTAGTTGAGGATAGCCTTGTCTACTACTCCAAAGAGTATGTAGACAAGGAATCACTAGAGACTAAAATAGGTTTACGCATTGTAGATGATAAATCTGTACAGGGAGCTACCTTAGGTTTGCGTAGATTAGCTATTACAGGAGTAAGGCTTTTTCCTATACGTCAAGCCATGTACTTTTTAGGCGATTTAATTAAAATAGCCAAACAAACTACTTGGTTTATTGACAACAGCGGCAAAGTATTTCAGTACAGAAAATCCAGCCGCGCCAAGCTGACTGCGCACAAGATTAAAAAAGTTTTGCCGCTTGAGGGTATGGGTGCAATTGTTGAAGTGGATGGTCTACCACAACGATTTAAATGTATGTATGCTCCTAAACCAGATCAGTACTATGCAGGTGTGTTGCGTTGGGGCTTGAGTTATATATTATATGGATTTTACGATGAACAATTCAAAGCAACGCATAGGTTAGTATAGTGGCTAAAGCAATTATCTCTAACAGAATCTATTTAGACAATCCAGGCGTAGATGAAACTAAGCAGATTATAAAAACGCTTACTTATAAAATCCACAAAGATACAGGTAGCAAGCAGTTTAGTACTGTAGAAACTATCAGAAACTATAAAATCTTACCTAAAAATATTGTAAGCATTCCGCAAGGTAGACTAGACTTAATACCTTTGGGGTATGAAATTGTAGATAAACGCACACTAGTACCAGCACCTTTTCCAGAGCCTAAATTTGCCTTACGCGATTCACAACAGGTAGTTTATGATCAAATTACAGACACTTGTTTTATCAATGCTCTTGTGGGCTGGGGTAAAACTTTCACAGCCCTACACTTGGCTAAAAAACTGGGACAGAAAACACTGGTTATTACGCACACCACAGCATTGCGAGATCAGTGGTGTGAAGAAGTAAAAGTGTTATTTGGCATGGATGCTGGTATTATAGGTGGAGGTAGCCTAGACTGGGAAGATCATGCTATTACAGTAGCCAATGTACAAACCTTAGTAAAACATAGTGTTAAATTGAACAAAGAATTTGGCACTATTATCTTAGACGAAGCACATCACTGTCCTGCTAGTACATTTTCACAGCTAATAGACGACTTTCATGCGCGTTATAGAATAGCACTTAGTGGAACTATGATCAGAAAAGACGGCAAACACATAATGTTTCCTGACTTTTTTGGCAGTAAAGTATATAAGCCTCCACAATCTCATACACTAAATCCTGAAGTTAAACTAATACAAACAGGTATTACACTTAAACCTGGGGCTACTTGGGTAGAAAAAATTAACGATCTTACAGAAGATGAAGACTATCAAGCATTTATTTCACAATTAGCAAAAATTCAAGTTGCACTTGGACATCAAGTTTTAGTTATTGCAGACAGAGTTGGATTTTTACAAAAGGTAAAAGAATATGTTGGAGAAACGTGCGTGTTGGTTACTGGTGAAACCAATTTTGAACAGCGTCAACAAATCAAACAACAGCTACTCTCAAAAGAAAAAATGTGCATTGCTGGTAGCCGCCAAATCTTCAGCGAAGGGATCTCCATAAATTCACTTAGTTGCGTTATCCTAGCAGTACCTATTGCAAATGATAGTTTACTAGAGCAAATTGTTGGCAGAATTCAACGTCAACATGAAGATAAGTTGATTCCGGTAGTCTTAGATATGCAATTTTCAGGTTTTATGGATAAAAAACAAAACAGGGATAGGCTTGGATTTTATATGCGTAAAGGCTGGAACATTGAACTGGTATAAAAATTTACACTTGTAAATTGACCTTTACTATGATATAATATACTCTTACATCTAAAAATGACTTTATTTTTTAACTTTAATACTTTACTCCGAGACACACTAGGTGACGCAGAGTATATGGTTGAAGCGCTGCGTAAATTTTACTTAGGCATAACTATACCAAAAAATAAGCATGAAAAATACAAGCCATTGCCTAGATTAAAAGCAGGAAGTAGTTTTTTACTGCAACCTGAACCGTTTTTTAATAACACGGGCATAGATTCAGCATATAGAGCACAGTACATTAGATTAGCTGCACTACGAAATTACGGTTTATATAAAACCTACGGCATTAAATCTGTAGACTTAACGCTATATCCTGACGTTGATTTAAACAAAATAAAATCAAACCCGCTTTTAACAATTGCAAACAAACAAATTAAGTTTATACACGAGGAAATTTAAAAATGGCACTAAGCTTTAAGCAAACTAAAGGTCGCGCACAGAAATCTTCAGTTGAAAGCTACGAATACAAAGACGGCGAAAATACTGTTCGTCTAATTGGTGGCGTACTACCACGATATGTTTATTGGGTTAAGGGTACTAACAACAAAGATATTCCTATTGAGTGTCTTGCCTTTAGTCGTGACAAAGAAAAATTTGACAATCTAGAAAAAGATTGGGTTCCTGATTATCATGCTGATCTACGCTGTAGCTGGAGTTATGCAGTTAACTGCATTGACCCTAAAGAGGGTAAAGTTAAAGTCCTTAATCTTAAAAAGAAATTGTTTGAACAAATTCTTACAGCAGCAGAAGATCTTGGTGATCCTACCGATCCAGAAACTGGCTGGGATGTAGTATTTAAACGAGTAAAAACTGGCCCACTAGCATATAATGTAGAATACACACTACAAGTATTACGTTGCAAGCAGCGTGCTCTTAATACTGAGGAACTTGAATTAGCAGAAAAAGCACTGCCTATTGATGAAAAATATCCTCGTGCAAATCCTGATGAAATCAAAGCACTACTCGAAAAACTACAAGCTGGTGTAGAAGAAGAACAGTCTCAAAGCGAACAAGAAGCTGTAAAAGAGCTAGGTTAAACAACAGGCCCGCTAGAGTATTTGCTTTAGCGGGCCATTTTGTCTGGTACAAAATGAACATATTATTCACAGCAGATATACACATAAAACTGGGTCAGAAAAATGTTCCAGTTGAATGGGCTAAAAATAGATTCCAACTATTTATTGAACAGTTCCAAAAAATGCAGCAACATGCTGACCTAGTAGTATTGGGCGGTGATATATTTGACCGGCTACCTACTATGGACGAAGTTGAGTTATACTTTGACCTAATTGCTAGTATTGATGTAGAGTGCATTGTCTACCCTGGCAATCATGAAATGCTTAAAAAAGATACTACTTTCTTAAGCTATTTAAAACGAGCAACTACACGTATTAATCCGCTAGTAAGTATTATAGATGATTTTTATACCCGTCACGGTATTGACTTTGTGCCCTATAATAAACTAAAAGAACTAGAGACTACAAAGTATACTTTTGCGGAAAAGATCTTGTGTACTCATGTTCGTGGCGAGATTCCTCCGCACGTTAAACCAGAAATAGACTTAACACTATTTGATCGTTGGCAAAAGGTACTAGCAGGAGATTTACACAGCTATGAGAACTCACAAAGAAATATTATATATCCAGGCAGCCCTTATACTACTAGCTTTCATCGTAGCAGGGTTGATACGGGCGCTGTTTTATTAGAAACAAAAAATTTAACACACGTTTGGATGCCATTTCAACTTCCGCAGCTTATTAAGCAAACTATAGGTGTGCACGACCCTAAACCGCAGACGGCATTTCATCATACAATCTATGAAATTGAAGGTGATTTACACGAACTAGGACAGCTTGAAGACAGCGACTTAATCGACAAAAAGGTAGTTAAACGTGCACAAGAAACTCAGTTAATCCTAGATCCTGAGTTAAGCCTAGGTGAAGAAGTGCGTGAATATCTTACCTATATCCTA